TTAGTCTGCTTAGGAAGCAGAAGCGTCGTGCTTCGTCCGGTAGCAATATCGGGCAATTGAAGCGTGATCTCAAGAAACTGGGCAGCGATGCTCAGCAGCTCTACATGGAGGCTCGTTACGGGTTAAGACCCCTTTATTATGACGTAGTCGGCTTTAGTAAGTTTCTTACGAAACCGAAACCTGCCGTCGATCGTTATACGTTTAGGGGTAAACAAGTCTGGTCCGATCGGAACTCTGACATAGTTGTCAAGAACCATCCGGGCACAAGTGGTTACTACTTTACTGCGGCTTTGCCGTTTTATAGGGTGACCACAAAGGACGTATTCGTACGAGCTGGAGTTCTAACACGTTTTACGGACTATGGAGCAATTCAGGGTCTTGGTTTACAACAAATTCCCGAAACTATCTGGGAATTAACCAAGTTTTCCTTTATACTCGATTGGTTCTTTAACGTGGGTGAGCTCATTGCATCTTGGACCCCAAATTTGGGGTTTGAGACTTTGACCTCGTGGGTGACGCAGGAGACCGTCGTCACCAAGACTATTGTTGCGGGAGTGCCATCTATAACTAATTTGTCTAATGCTACATACAGGGTCGTTGATCCTGCGGCAAGTTTCTCCTACGGGGGAATCGAAACAAGTATACGTTATGAACGCATTCCGCGTCCTAAACAGCCGTTTAGCCCTCACTTAAATGTGAAGCTGAACACGCTAAAACTTATTGACCTTGCTATTATCCTTAAACAGTTGAAGACAAATACAAAAAGTCTTCAACAATATAGGATATAGCGTACGTAAGGAGAAAACCATGCTTGACAACACATTGACATTAGCAGTGGACGTCGCGAACGATGCGAATACAGTAAACCAGGTGTATGACCGTTATGATGAATATCAGAATCGGTCAGTTTACATTGGACCCAACCACACAGTGGTTGCACCCAACACACTCAGTTTCTATCGCACACAACCCAAAGTGGCCGGCAACTTTCCGGGGATGGCAAAATCTGCCATAAAATTCTCGGAAGCCCAGGCCATTGATGGTGTTGATGGTACCACACTTTCGGCACCTGCCATCGTGGAAGTATCATTCGCGTTTCCTGTCGGAACCTCAGCCGCAAAAATGGTTGAGCTTCGACAAAGGGCAATTGCCCTTTTGGACACCGATGCAGTCATGGATGACCTTAACGGGTTACTCATGATTTAATGCGAACATTCGCACTAATCGTTGCAGTTATTCTGTACCTTATTTTTGGTGGCTTAAGCCTCCTCAAATTAATATGGTTATAGTCTAGCTGCCTGGAGGAACTATGAAAGTTAGCAACACCAGAAACAGGCAAAAATGTAAAATTGACAAAGGTAAAGCATTAGCACGTAAGTGCAAGATAAACCTTCCCGCGGATTACCCGTGGTTGGTTTTGAATGCTTTTGTCAAAGACCATGAACACGCTTTAACTACAGATGAGCATGCCCTTATTACCCAAATTATTCGGGATAGGGACTTCCATGCTTATCTGCAGCTTGAAGACATCTGGGGCCTACAGAACACCGTAAGTATTACCCTAGGTGAACTTGATCTTAATGCATCACGCGTTAAGCTCCAGGTTTGTTCGTTGCTGAAGAAATACCGCTTCCCAACTGAGCAGGAAACAAGAATCGCTGCGGCTAAACAAAAATTTATAAATGCCGAAGCAGATTGCTACCTGTATAACCAAAGTGGTTACGAAAAACTCATTTGGGGTAAAAGCGAGTATGAAGCCGAAACGTATTCGTACGCTAAAGCTTTCCTTCAGAAGGTGTTGGGAGAAAAACTACCTCCCTTCGCCCACTTGTCGGAATGGTCTCGGCATGGACCGGGTAGTAACTTGGACACCTGCAAAGGACTTACATCTCAGTATCACAAATATTTGAGATGGCCTTACAGCTGTACCCAAAGTGCTATACCGTTTGCCAGATTGCTCATCGAAAGTGATAAGCGGTGGCTCGGCGCCTTAGAGGACAGTTATAGAGATACTTTCAATATATCGAAAGTCTCTATTCTTAATCGTGAGGTGTTTTGGGAAACCGTTCTAAAACCGGTAGATGGCAACGAAGTCTTTTTCGTACCGAAGAACGCTCTTACTGAGCGAACTTGCGCGAAAGAACCTGCAATGAACCTTATGCTCCAGCTTGGCGTAGACGGATTTATTCGTCGTCGCCTTAAACGCTGGGACGTTGATCTGGATGATCAAACGAAAAATCAAAGGTATGCAGGATTAGGAAGTACTGACAACTCCAAAAATGGGTTTGTCACATTGGACCTTTCAGCCGCCTCCGATAGTATATCGTTGGCACTGTGTAAATGGCTCCTACCTCCTGATTGGTATGACTATCTCGTAAAAATCCGTTCTCCACGTTGGAAAATGGATGGTGAAGAGGGAGGCGTTTACGCCAAAATCTCATCTATGGGTAATGGTTATACATTCGCGTTGGAGTCTGCAATATTTGCTGCTGTAATTTATGCAGTGATGAGAGCAGAACGTGGGGTGATAGACACTAAATCATTTGCCGTTTACGGCGATGATCTTATTGTGCAGAAGAAATATGCACAAGGTGTTATTGATCTCCTTTCCAGATGTGGGTTTAAGCTTAATTTTGACAAATCCTTTCAACAAGGATGGACAAGAGAAAGCTGTGGCTCTGACTGGCTCCATGGGTACCCCGTACGTCCCGTATTTCTGGTCAAATTGCCCGAGAATGTTAAAGAGCTTATGAGTGACCGTAATAGGTTACTTCGCTCAGAAAACCTCTTCTTTGACAATAAAGCACCACTCGTTGTTGATAAAATCGACTCATGGTTACCGGAACTCATAAAAGAGAACCGTTTCTATGGGCCGTACAGCGACGAGGAATTTGATACTTATCTGCACTCACCAACCGGTAAGAAATGGGTTGGACAAAGTGAGAAACCTTGGGAAACCAGGGGGACAAACTTTGGAGCGTGGGTATTTACCAGACTGGTTTACAGGCCAGTGGAGCTAAATGCTGATAACTTCCTGTTTAGGAAGCTCATGCATGACCTGAGGGGAGTTACTATTCCTGTCAATCCATGGCAGAAGAAGGTAGCTAGCGGGGGAAACAGATTCACTGTCTCTGATTCGAAAATCGAGGCAGTGGGCACGATCTCCCGTCACACTGATATTTGGTGTGACGAATACAGCCACCTG